CAAGTATACCATTGCCCAGAGAGGGCTGTCAACTACCGCCAATAATGACTAATTAGCCTTTTTGTCTACCGTCTTAAACGCATCATTGATCTCTGCCAATGTGAGTTTTCCATCGTCCAAAAAAGCTCTTGCCAGTCTTTCTATGACTGTTGCTACGCCTAATAGTCCTGCTAAGAATACTGCCTGCATAGTATCAATTCCTACTACTGCTCCTGCTCCTAGGACTGATAGTCCTGATGCTGCAAATACGGCAAGAATTCTCATCAAGATATTTGTTATTGCTTTTTGTGGGTGCTCTTTCTTTGGTGGTTCCACTATTTTTTTAGTTGCCATTTTTATTCTTCCTCTCTATTTCTAATTGGACTAGTTACAATCCAAAGTGTTGTAGTTGCTATAATTCCATATCCAACTACTGTTTTTGCACTTCCATCTAAAACCACCCAGGCTATAAACATTCCAAGAAGGGTCCATGCCTGATCAATTAGGTCTTTGATTATATTTTTTACTATTCTTACCATTTTCTACCTCCTCTTGAAGCTGGTGAATTGGAGCCTGATGCGCCACCTCCACCAGAATTTCCTCCTCCTGTGCTTCCACCTGCTGCAACGGCTGCTGCATTAATTGCTGCACCTGCAGCAACAACTGTTGCAACAACCATCTCTGTTGCTTCTTGTCTTTCTCCTGGAGTCATATCTGCTCCAATACTTCCAAGAGCAGCAATGGCTGCACCTGGATCTGTAAATACTGCTTCTAGCAATGCTCCTGGATCTTGAACTAATTCAACATTTGCTGCCACTTCTGCGGTAATAACAAGAACTTCACCAGACTCTGATGTTCTAATTTCAATAGGGGTCTCTGGTGGAAGGTCTGCATATGAAACTCCAGAGGATTGTACTTGTGCTGCTGAAATTGATTCACCTGGACTTAAGTTAGCAATTAATGCTGTTACCACTAGTGCAACTTGTTCTTTAGATAGTTCTTTTCCATCCTGGGCATCTTTAGCAATTTTTGCTAATCTTTCTTCTTCTGCTTTTTCAGCAGCTTCTTCTGCTGCTATTTTATCAGCCTCAGCCTTTTCTGCCTCCGCTTTGGCATCTTCTTCGGCTTGCGCTCTAGCCTCTTCTTCTGCAGCAATTCTTTCTTCTTCTGCAAGTGCTTCGGCCTTGGCAACTGCTTCTGCAATTGCTTCTTCTTCTGCTGCTATACGCTCTGCCTCTGCCTCTGCTTCTGCAATAACTCTTTCTTCTTCCGCTATACGCTCTGCTTCTATTCGTTCAGCCTCTGCCTTTGCCTCTGCTTCTGCTTTTTCTTCTGCTGCTTTAACTTCTGCTGCAATACGATCTGCTTCTTCTTTGGCTTCTATTTCTGCTTTAATTCTTGCTGCTTCAATCTCTGCTGCTTCACGGTCAGCCTTTTCTTTTAGTTCCGCTTCTGCTTGAATTCTTGCTGCTTCTCTGGCTGCTTCTTCTGCAGCAATTCTATTTGCTTCTGCTTGGGCTGCTGCTGCTTGTGCTGCAATCAGTGCTGCTGTCTCTGCCTGTATTCTTGCTGCTTCCGCTTGTTGTGCAGCTATCTGGGCTGCTACTTGTGCTGCAATCGCTGCTTCGGCTTGTGCTTGTGCTGCTGCTAAGGCTGCTGCGTTTGCTGCTGCTTGCGCTGCTTGTGTTGCTGCTAACGCTGCAACTTGTGCTGCAATTTCTGCCTCAGTTGGTCCAGTTGGCTCTACTGTAACTGGTTCTGGGGTTGGTGTTGTAACAGTTGTTGTTTCTGGTGTAGGCGTTGGCTCTGGTGTAGGAGTAGGCGTAGGTGTTGGAGTTGGTGCTACATATGTAGACCCAGTAACAACGTTTGAATTTGCAGAGTAAAGGGCAAATGTGTCGTTATCTGATCTAATATGAAATGACCATACTGTTCCTGCAGGACGAAGGCCGTCTAACAAGGAATGATCAATTGTTATTGTTGTGTTTAAAGAATTTTGTCCGCCAACATTTCCAGTTGCAATTCCCCAACCATTGCATCCAGAACAATTAAAACTTATTGCATATCTTTCTGGTTGAGTGTTACCAGTGTCTGGTGCTTCCCAAGATAACACTGTTGATGTATCGCTACTGGCTATAGTTAAATTTCTTGGAGGTCCTATTGTTTTTACTACTGGTTCTGCTTGTGAAGTAAATGCTGATGCTGGAATAATCTGCATTGATCCAGATTGATCCCAGTTTAAAAATACGTTTGCTCCCCCACCATTTTCATAGTACATTAATTCTATTGTTTTAGGCACTCCTGCTGTAAAGGATATTGGGTCAGTTGTAGTTCCTCCACCGCCTTTGTCATACCAGTCATCTGCCACTAAGACTCCATCAATATATAGCCTTGTACCATCGTCTGCTGTTGCTAAAAATGATATGTCTTGAGTAGAATCGCTTCTAATTGACCCAGTAAATCGTACGATAACATCCTCTGAAGGGCCACCTAATACACTACCAGAACCCCACTGGAAGTCAATGTTAGGTACATTAGTCGTGACGACTGGAGAGGCTCCCTGGGGTATGTAAGGGGCATTGTTCTGTCCCAGCACATTATAGACCTGAGCAGTTAGACCTTCTGCTGCATGAGCTTTGTCTATGATTAAAAGTAGTGGTGTTAGTATTAAAGATATAACAATTAATACCCTTGTTAATTTCTTAATAGATCTCTCCTTATAGCCCTAGTGGTGATATGACTAATAAAGCTATTATATCATTTTTTAACACAAAAAAGAGGCTAGATTTCTCTAGCCCCTAATTTGTATTTTTAAGCTATGCTTTTACTTTCTTTTGAATCTTGATTACAAGATTTGTCAGAGAAGTAATTTGCTTTCTAAGTGCTGCGATCATTGCTGATACATCAGCAGATAGTTTTGATACTGCATCTGATGCAGTTTGTGCTGCTGCTGTTGCTGCATCTGCTGCTTCTGCTGCAGCGTTAGCTGCATCAGTTGCTGCGTTTGCTGCATCAATTGCTTCATTTGCTGCATCTACTGCTGCTTGAGCATTCTTATCAACAACCTTTGCTGTATCAGATACTTCTACCTGTCCAGCAAGTGGCAAAGATGTTCCACCAACAGCGGTGATTTTGACATCTCCCTGTGCAAGTGGCATAAACACCTTGTATGTCTTAATATATGTAAGATCTGTTGTAACTGAAACTGCACTGATTGTCTCTGATGTTGCACCAAATGCATATGATGAAATAATTCCACCAGTAGCAAATAGATTTGCGTGTGTCTTTGGAGACACTAGTAATCCTGCTTCATCAAGTACAGATACTGTAATTGTTGCAGCCTCACCTGGAAGGTATTCATCCTTATCAAAAGCAACCTTTACGGTTGATATTTTTCCCTCTACACGAATTGCAGTTGGAGCAGACACGATAGGAGTTGTAGTTCCTGTTGAAACAACAATGTTTGAAGAACCAGACTTAACACCATTTACAGAAAACTTAGCCACACCATTAACAATTGTTGCTGGAACAGCAGAGTTATTAACTGTAGTTAGATCTGAAGAAGTAGCATAAAGTGTTCCTGAACCAACAATTACACCCTGTGCATCATACGCAATTGCTGAGATGGCATCTGCATTTGACCCAACAGAAATAACTGCCTTATCTGAAGTTGCAACAATTTTTGCAATGTCCCCGTAGAATGTTACCTTCTCAGTTGCAAGTACTGTACCTGTAAGGGTTGTAAGAGTAATTGTTGAAACTCCTGCTGTACCGTCAGCAAATACACCAATGTAATTTCCTGCTGGAATAACTACTGAACGACCAAGTGCGGTAATTGTAGTTGCGTTTGTTCCGTAACCAATCATACCTGTTCCTGAAACTGTTGCAAGAATTGACTCAGTTGCTGATCCTCCTGCTGCATTCTTAGGTGTAACAACAATTACTGCTGCTGCATCTGTTGAGGTTGCCTTTGGAGCATAGACTGTAGCATCTGCGGTTGCAGTTGTTACTTCACCAGCATTAAGGATAGATGTAGTAGTTGAAGCAGATGGAGTTAGATCCGCTGCCTTGACTGTTACTGTCCATGAAACTGATGGTCCATTGATTGGACTTGTCGTTAGAATCTTTGCATCATATGTACCTGCAACTGTTGGTGCATTCAAAGTTAGCAAGAACTTTGCTGTTACATATGTTGGTGTGTTAACTGTTGAGTTAATGTTTGCTGAAACATTATTGCCTGCAATTACTACTGAGGCTGTTGATGTTTCTAGAAGTGATAGGGTTACAGACTTTGCTGACCCCGTTGGCTGTGAAAACATAGCAGAAATTACAGTTGCTGTATCTGCTGATGTTTCTGAAATAAACGACAATGTTACTACTGCTGTTGCAGACTCTCCAGAGACAACAACGTCTGTTGCTGAGTCAATGGTTAGGGTTGGTGCATTTACAGCAGCACTTGTCGGAAGTGCTGACATAACGCTGAAGGACATCGCTGCAGCAAGCCCCAAAGCAATTTTCTTAAATGAATTCATTTTTCTCCTTATTATATTAGTTTTAGATTATCAAGAAAACTCTTGACATCTTCTGGCATTTGCCTGTCTTCCAATTCTACCATAGACTCTTGCCTGCGTGCAAGTTTGTCTGAGGTACCCCAAGTATGAATCTCTATCTCAACATTCATTTCTTTTGGAGTATGGGATATAGCTCCAAATACTGCCCCACAAACAGCATCTGCTAGGTCTTTAGATTTTTTTCTAGGGTGATCTACACGATTACCCTTCATGATTTTTAATTCTGACATTTCTTCCAGAAGTAATGGGATCATGGGCATAGCAACACGCTCTTCATAGATCATCATTGCTAAATCTTCGTAGTGTTTTTTTGCAACAGAAACAGTATCAGTTCTTATACCAACACCTTTAAGTTCTTGCTGTATATCAAATGACTGCCAACGGTCAAATGATACTAATCCTATGTTAAAACCTTGTCTTCTTAAGTTTTGAATCCACTGTTTAACCTGAGAAAGATCAACTGGTCCTTCTGCTTTTGGTTCCCACCATGCTACTGCATCTACTACTACGATTGGTGCTACTTGTTCATAATCTTTAATTACCTGAATATTTACCCACTTTTCTACGTGAGCAATAGCAACCGCACACTTATCGTGTTTTTGTGCAAGGTCAGCATGAACATAATAAATCTTGTCTGGATCTGGTTTAAAGTTTTCTGAGAACCTTCTAAAACTATCTACAGGATTTGTTAAAGTCATACAATTAATAAGTTTATCTTTTTGCTTAAAGAAAGCGTCTGATGAATATGTTGGTGTGCACAGAAAACGCATCATAGCATCGCCTAAG